TTCATCCATGCCAACTCAGGGATAGTACTAATATCCACCATGTTGGCAGCTTCGTATGAGGGAGCATTGATACGCTTGGTGTATTCAGTCTTAGTTGCCTTGATGTCAGCGTCATAACTCTTTTCAGTACGACGGCGTTTAACTGCTTCTTCAGCTTTAGCATCCTCGTCTTCAGCAGTAGCTATATTCTTGTCATGACGAGCCAATGCGCGAGCCTTAGCGTTTTCAAGGTAAGCCACCTGCTTATCACTCTCAGCACCTAGACGTTGTTGTTCCTCAGGGGTCATGTTCTTTTCAACAGTACCTTGCTGAACCTTAAATCCTTTTTGAAATTCCTCAGGTGTAATCAAGCCAGCAGCTTTGAGTTCATCAAACGCTTCTGATTGCAACTTGGCTTCGTAGTCATAGAACACAGGGTTCGTGAACTTATCCAAGTCGGAGTCACTGTACTGGCGCATCTTGTAGATAGATGCGTACGCCATGAGTTCACCTGCACGGGTTAGTTCCTCAGGCAGTGGGCCTTCGCCAAAGCCAAGGAATGGTGCGCCGTGTGCAGTTTTAGTACCTTCAGCATAGCGTGTCTTAAGCACAGTCTGCATGGAGGCTTTGTCTTGAATCTTGGCAAATATCTTTGCAAGACCTTTACTCTCACGAGCAAGGTTATCTTGAGTCTTAATACCATCAAAGACCTTTTGCATGATATTGCCAGCGTTCATTTTCATGCCTGTACCCTGAGTACGAGCGGCATCAAACTTGTTCTTGGCTTCAATGATGTGGGTAAACACACGCTCCATGCCACCATAAATAGCGGCATTGCGGTTCAAGTTACCTAATGCAAAAGTTGCTTGCCCTTGTGGTGCATAGGAAGAATAGCGTAGGACTTCTACGCTAGACAGTTCGTTTTGCAATGCAGCATTGATGTCTTTGTAGATACCTGATAGGTTGAATTCACTACGACCAGTTCCTTTACGGATGTACTGGCGTGATAGGCCAATCAGGAATCGAGCCGCATCGTCATTAAACGTAAAGCCCAACTTGTTGAGTTGGTTCTTAATCCAGTTCCAAAATCTGATGATGGTATTGGTTTCAATGGCTGCGGCTCGGTCTGCCAAAACTTCTTCGACAGCCTCAGTGAATGGGATGTTTCGTCCTGCGGCGTAGACTTCGGCGGCATGTTTGAGTTGTTCATCATTGTCTGCCAGTTGTTGGAGCACTGCGTCAAGCGCACGCCCGTTAATCAATCCACGGAAACCAACGTGACCAAGGGTTTCGTGAGCCACAATGAAACGTGCCTGATGCTCAGACTCAATGAAGTCAGCAAACAGAACTACGTTATCTCCCCACGCCATACCTGCTGCGTTGACATGCTCGATGTCGCCTGCTTTTCGTGCTTGCGCTGCCGCCTTAAACAAAGCGGGGTTGCTGGCTTTCATGTCAGCAAGATTGGCAAACACTGCAACCTTAGGCTTTCTGGCGTATTTGGAAATCGCTCTTGCTACAACAAGTTTGAGCGCACCAGTCTTCATTGGTGCTGCTGGCTTGCCGTCAACACGGAAGAACTCTAAGTCACCACGGTCACTACGAGCATTGTCGTAGAGTGGGTCGTACTGCAAGTCGTCTAAAGTTGTTTGTGATTCCTCGTCTTCTAACTCCCGCAGCGCTTGTCGTGCTTCAGCATGACGCTTAGCGTAATCCTCAGTGGATACTTCTGACTCTGCCTGTGTGGCAAGAACATAGCGGTTAGTTCCGGGAATTTGCACAATGATTGGGTCACCATCTTCATCAAAGAAGTCGTCAATCAAACCACGTTCACCTACGGCAAACTGCCCGTTGTCTACATCTGCGTAGAGGATAAGGGCGTTGCGATTTAGCTGACCTTTGTTTAGGTAGCCATCACGGTTGTTGATGAGGTCTGCCAAGCGTTGCTCAGGTGTAACCTTAGAGTTAACAGGCTCGTCAATAACCGCAGCCTGTTTGACCTTAGCACCGGGGGTACGAACCTTCGCTTGTACATCAGCATCACTGAGTAACCCGTGGTCAGCCAGTAAGGAGTACAGACGAGTCTTAGTCCCAATAGATTCTTCGTTTAGTGCAACCTCTTTGAGCGCAGCTTGGAAGTCGCTTGGTGGTACGCCGCCATCGGATAGATAGTTCTCGGCTGTCTTACGAGTGTACTTACGAGGGTTGGACTCCAGAGCAAATGCGGAGACGATGTCAAACAAAGCCTCGGCGTAAGCGGCAGGATTCTTGGTTGTCTCGTGGGTTTCGATAGCCTCATCAAGAGCATCATTCTCTGCTTGTGTTTCAGCACTTACTTCTCCAACGACCTTTTTACTTTCAACTACAGGGGCTTGAGTTCTCACGCCAACAAGTTGGTTGACCATTGCAGCTAGACCGCTAGGGCCTTTCTGCAACTGAGCGGCTTTGGCAGGAGTTGCCTTAGCCTTTGCTTCGGACTTTTTTGCAGCACCCTTGGCAAGTTTATCCTTGCCACCTTTTGGTGGAGTCGGTGGAGGCGTCTCCTGTTTAGTAGTTACAACAGGTGCGGCAACTACTTTTTCTTGCTTCTTCCCGCGTTGGAGAGACTTGCCGCTACTGCTTGCTTGATTGCTGCCGCTTTTGTTTTGGGTCGTGGACTTTTGCCCAGCGTTCCCCCCGCCTTGTACTCGTCCATTATTTTCTTGATGTTTTGGCTGACTACTTTGTTGCTGCTTCCCTTTTTCAGTGGCATTTGCTGCTCCTTTTTTAAGCACTGCGGCTTTCGCCTTAGTTGCGGTTACAGCCGTGACAGGCTTCCCTGTCGGCTTAATCTGGGCCGCACCTGCCTGCACAGTAGGTACAACTTGTTGTCGTGTGCCTGCACTCTTAAGCGCAGCTACGGAAGGTTGACCTTGCTGGTTAAACAAAGACAACTGCCCTGCCTTGAGGAACTCTCCGGGGGTAGGGCGTGCAATAGTAATTGGTGTTTCAGCCACAGGTGGATTGATACCACGACGTAGACGCTCAGCCGATGAAGGCACTGGCAACTCACCACGTTTGAACAACGATAGTTGTTGTGGTTGGCGCACAGGCACTTGTTTCATAGGCATCACAGGGGGCTGCGGTTGTTGAGCGGCTTGTTGCTGTGCAGCAAAATCTAGTTGGCGTTGGTTCTGTGCTTGTACTCCTAAGCGCTGCATGTCTGCTTGTTTCTGTGCAGCTTGTTGCTGCGCCATTGCTGCAAACGCTTGGTCTAGCTGTAACTTACGTTGCGCATCTTGCATCTGCTGAGCCATGACTGTGTTAGGCAAAGGCTGTTGCTCAGTGAACTGCACACCTGACGGAGCAGGCGGCGCAAACTGCAACGCCATTTGACGAGAGTCAACGGGGGCTTGAGGCGAAGGCAATGCTAAGCGGTCAGATGGTGGAGCAGTTATTGCTTGTTGTTCGTATTGCTGGGTCTGAGGATTCCACACCATGCGTGGAGCAAGTTCACCAGTCTGGTTACTACGTTGTTGCAACTCACCAATGGTCGCGCCACCAAGGTCAAGAACGCCTTGAGCACCACCAAATTGACCGGGAGCAACCTCACCTGTGAAGATGCGGTCACTTGGAACTGCACCACGTACACCCTCAGGGCCTGCAATAAAGTTAGGTTTCGCACCCATGCCACCAGTCTGCATTGGTTCGCCAACAGGTACGGCAGGTGGAATAATAGATTCTGAAGAAGATGGCTCAGTTGTTTGTCCGGGGTTTAGTAGGTTGGTAGGTTCTTTACCGATTGGGCCACGGCGTAAGTTAGCTGCCGCACCCATGATGCCGCCAGTACCAAAGCCAGCGGCAAAGGATTCAAGCAAACGCTTTTGTACATCAGGAGCAGAGAAGTCTTGACCACTCAGTCCAACAAGTAGAGCCTCTTGTCCAAGTTCAGTTGTACCTTCAGCAGTACCGCCGACAACACCGCCAATAGCACCACGTTTAAGAAGTTCACCACCTCGCTTGATACCAGTGGTCAGCATGTTTGTGCCTTGAATATCCTTCATGGCTACGCTAGTACCACCGTGAGTCAACTTCCCACCACCAAACAAACGAGAGGCGAGCAAGAACTCAGGGAGAGATTCGAGAGCCGCATAAGGCAACGACCCAGCAAGGGCAGTCATCTTTGCGGATACATCATTAGGGTCAGCACCACGGTCACGCAGTTCACCATAGATGTCAGATGCACCTGTCTGCACGTTGTTCACGAATGACAACGCAGTTGCACCAGCAATACCTGCGGCTTCACGCAACAGTTTGGTTTCAACAGCAGAGAGTGCTTCACCTGCGGCACGCTTTTTAATAGCAGCAGCAACAGATTGTTTGAACGCTTCTTTGCCAGCCAAGCCAGCAAGTGCTGCACCGCCTCCTGCAAATGGGTTTCCACCAGCAACAGTACCTAAGCCAAAGCCAATAGCCGCAGTGGCAATAGACTCAAGGATGTTCGGGCCTTGCTGAGCAAAGTTGGCAACAAGCCAGTCAATGGCAGTGCCTGCATCCTTAACATCAGAGAACTCACGAACATATGGCGAAGTCTTTGACAGGTCTTTAATTTGTTGGTCAACGATACCTTGACCAGTTTCTTCTGCACCAGCCAACTGCAAACCACGACCAGCCAACATCTGCATGTTGTCAAGACCAATGCCAAAGTTTTTCTTGGCTAGTTTGCCTAGACCGGGATTCTTAATAGTGTTGAGGTACTGACCATATGAGCCAGCATCAAGTTGAACCCAGTCACCCTGAGGTAAACCAGTTCCGGGCTGACCTAAGAGAGACTCAGTCTGTAATGCAGCCGCATCGTTGTCCGCTTCAAACGTAGCACCATTCACAAACATCTTACGTTGTGACGGGCTGTACGCTACGATAGCGGGCTTCTTCATCTCAGGCATAGTGAACTGGCTTTGCTTAACCAGTTGTTGCCCAAGAACAGCGGTGTCCACCTGCGATGGCACAAGGTTATCTAAGCCCGTACGGGGCATACCGGAGAAACCAGCATATGGATTGAGGACAGTATTTAAGTCTGCCCCCATATCCCCTAACCCAGTGTTAGCAAAGGAGAACCCTGTTGAATCTACTGTGGGCTTTGGTGTCGCCATAAATTACCTCATTGTGGTACTTGTACGCCGCCCCAAACAGGGCGATTAGCAACAGGCATACCTTGTGATAGATATTTGATGTTTGGTGCTTGCTCAATCTTCTCACCGCCGGGCATAGTTTGGAACTGACCAGTGCGGAAATCAAGTACCCCAATGTTACGACCATCTTTGGAAGACACAATAGCCATGTTCTCACCAGCAGGAGAAATCTTAACATCCACGTTGGTGGCTGCTTTAAAGGCTTCTTCCGCCATGTTGACATTACCCTTATTGATGTCAGTGTAAATCTTGCTGACCATCTCACGGTTAATCTTATTGGTGTCAACAAAGATTTGACCTTGCTGTTTAGCAGATTCCTGAGTGATAGCCATATGAGTTTTGAACTGCTCTTTAAAGACAAACTCTTTAAGCGTAGCCTTACCTTCACGATACTTGGCGCTCATATCTTCTTGAGCCGCACTCATCAAGTCGTCACGAGTTAGACCTTCACCTAGCATTTTGCCATTGGCATACAAGTCCCACTTACCATCACTACGTGGTTGAGTTTGAAGTTGTTGTCCAGTGAACTTACTCCATACACCAATCATGCGGGTTGGGTCGTTGTAACGAGTGAACTCAGCAACGCCACGTTCACCAGCCATGCGATACAAGTCCATGTCCATAGAGCGAACACGACCAGCCAACTCAATAGCTTTGGCAGGGTTACCAGTTTGTGCAGACACAAGTGCTAGACGTTTGACGAACTCACGGTCAACCAAGGCTTGCTGTGTGTAGGCATCGTATTTGTTAGGGTCAATAGTGCCAGCTTCAGGCATACGGATAATGGGCTGACCAATATCTTTAGTAGCCGCAATATCCGTGCGTACACCTGCTTTATCAGAGCCTGCCCCGCCAGCGTTGGAGCGTGCTTTTGCTGCCGCAACAGCCGAGTCAATAGTATCAAACGACTGATAGGTTTTTCCAGAAGCAAGAGCGTTTTGTACTGCTTGGTTTTCAGGAACGACTTTCCCTCCCCATAGAGATGGGATATTAGTTGGTTTGCCACCGTTTAGTCGGGGGTCGGTTACGGTAATAGATATTTCTGTGGAGTAAGACCCATTTGCATTTTGCACAGCAGGTAAGCCATCATGAGTCAGAGTACCTTTACCAGCAGCAACTTGAGGTTGATTTAAAGCCTGAGTCTGACCATTCAACTGCATGTAGTTGTTGTACAGCGACACATACATGGCGTTGTAGTCAGGCGTCCAAGTCTTAGCAGTCTTGTCGTAGACGTTCGGAACGAGACCCTTAGCAAAGTCTTCACGGTTAGGGCCAGCATGATACGCAGCACCCAACATATTTGTAGGAATCTTCTTGTCGTTCTGTAGGTAGTACATGTACATCAGACCAGCATCTCGCAACTGCTCTGGTGTAGCCTTAGTCATGTCCGTTGGCAAAGATGCAGCCAACTGTTGTAACTGAGGCGGTACGTTTGATTTGGGGTCAGTAAAGATTCTGCGTACATCGGCATAAGTGCCGGGCATTACTTGCATTGAACCTACTGCACCAGCGCCGCTGGTCTTTTGACCGCCATAGTTATTCTCAAGCGCATACACAGCCACAGCAGCGGCTGGGTCAACACCCATCTCTTGTGCTCGCTTAACCAATGCTTGTGTAGCAGGTGCTTGCAACTGAGTTGGCATGGAGTCTTGCAGATTATTTAGACGCTTAAGCTGATTGCTTGGCAACTGATAACCACCGAGACTATCTACAGCCACACGCTTATCAAGAGGTGCAGGCGCTTGTTGCGCCGCAGGTGCAGTCGCAGCAACAACTTTGCCTTGTCTCTTTAATGCGTTGTAAGTGGTGTTGAGGTAGTCGAGTTGATTCTTGTAATAGAACAGTTCTTCGTTACCAGCAAATGGGCCTGCGGCTTGCATCTTTGTCTTTGCATCTTGCATAGACTTAGCCAATGCGTCACGAGTAGCGGTGTACGCTTGCTCGTTCATCTGACCTTGAGAGTTCAGCAGAGGATTAACAAGAGTTGCACCATCACGCAAGAAGTCAAAGTTTTTACCAGCAAACACAGCAACGCCGGGTTTGAATGGCTCAACCTTAGCAGGCTGAATAGCAACAGACTGGTTGAACTCAGTCTGTGCTTGAGGTGTTACTGCACTAGCCTTAGGAACTGTAATCAGTCCGGGACGTACTTGAGGTGCGGGGGCTACAGGTGCTTGCTGTGGTTGTTCTACAACCGCAGGTTTTTCTACGGGGATTTGACGAACCCCCTCACCATACATCACGTTACCAGTTTGTGGGGTAGTGAAGTTTAAGTTGTTGATGTAGTCAGCAGTGATAGGAGCTTGTTGCGCACGCTCATTCTCAAGCCGATTTTGTTCTTGTACTCGTAGAAGACTCAGCCGATTCTGCTGTTCAGCAGCCTCAGCTTCACGCTGGGAATTAGCAACAATCCCCATTCCACCTACAAGTTGACCAAAGCTAAGCGCCATAATGGTACTCCTTAACCAGTAGAACGTGAACTAGAAGCGCCTGTGAATGAGCCAAATAACGAGCCAACATCCGAAGCGGTTTGACGACGACGTTTATCCGCAGCATCGTAGAGCGAGCCAAGGTAGTTACCATACTGCAATGCACCAGCAGGAGCAGTAGTAGGCAATGCGCTAAGACCAGCAGTTTGTAGACGAATCTTATTTTGCTCAGCATTATCAGCGCCTTGCATGTAAGCAGTCTGTGAACCTGTACCAATACCAAGGTCAAAGCGGCGAGCTTCAGAAGCACGCAAGCCTGCACGGTTCGGGCCAATATCACGGAGAGCTTGTTGCTTAGCACGAGCACCTTGGTTCATCACATTACGTGCAGACTGCAAGCCGAAGTAGCTTGGGTCAAAGTAACGAGACTCACCTATCAGGTCTTGAGCGCCTTGAACACGTTGGTTAAACAAGTCTTGGTTAGTTGCTTTCAACTGCTCCAACTCAGCTTTCTGTTGAGCAAGCAATTGTTTTTCCTCAGGAGACAAGCCGTCACCTGCAATAGCAGAACCAGCCAACTGACCAGCCGCACGAAGAATCATATCCGCTTGGTTTTTTGGGTCAGTAAACTTAGCCTTGAGTGCTTCAGATAATGTAACTGGAGCATTAGTACCACCAGCAGCAGTAGTACCGCCAGCAGCACCAGCAGGTTTAGGAGATGCCACATTGGAAGCAGTAGCAGGATTAGCTGCGGCTTGGATTGCCGCTTGGTTCTCAGCAACAGAACTTACAGCCTGACCTGACTGTGCGTAAGCAGGAGAAGCACCAGCAGCACCAGCAGTCGTAGTGTCCAGACCTGCGTTGTAGTAGTTAGTCGTTGCAAGGTTAGCTGCGTTACCGCCCATTGCAGTAGGAGTGTTTACAGACAAAGTACCAGATGATTGAATAGCATCGGCTGCACCTTGTACATTGTTTGCAGAACTGAGTTGTGCTGCGAGTTGGCTATCAACTTGACCGCCATAAGCAATCGAAGAAGAAGGAACTGCCTGACCACTAGCAGTTAGGTAAGTACCTGTAGCTTGGTCAAATGTTGCAACTGCCGCAGTACCGTCAGGCAATGTAGCAACGCCCATTGTGGTAGTAGGAGTTTGAACTGGGCCGACATAATTAGGAGAACCCGGAGTAGTTGCGGTTGGCATACCGCCAGCAGTAGATGCAATATCAGGAGCAGCAAAGTAGCCTGATACGCCGCCACCAAAACCACCCATCAGTGCGCCACGACCGACGTTGCCGCCAGTTACCGCAGCACTTACTGCACCTAGACCAGCACCAACAATGGCTGAACCAACAACTGAACCAACGGTTGCAGCCGTAGCCGCAGTCAATCCTGCCGCTGCCGCCGAAGCAGCAATCGCACCCGACATACCAATAGATGCAGCAATCGCAGGAGCAGCAAACGGAATAGCCACCGCAGCGACAACAGCAACAACAGCCATTAAGCCGCCACCGCCACCGCCTTGAGGTCTAATACCCATTGCTTGGACAAGTGCTCTACGTTGCATTGGTGGAGTATCTCCACCAAACGCCGCTTCTGGTAGTTCAGGGATACCCATCATCAGCATTTGTTTGCTGGTGGGCATACGAATATATTTAGTTGAGTTCATTGCATAGCCTCCGTTAATTCAAATCGCATGTGTGTATACACAGGCTTAAATCCATATTGAGAAATCACCCGCTCCATTGCTGGGGATACCCATCCCTCAATGACTCGGACACTATTCATGTATGCCCAACCACAAAGCATCTTCCAATACTTTGCATGTAAGGCATCGAGGTCATTACCCCCTAGCGCAACAATGTTCATCGCTGCCAGTTTAGGGTATTGCACTACCTCTAGTACTAAGGCTAACTTCACACTCTTAGTAATTGTTTTATCACACTTTACAACAAAGATATACATCTTGCCAGCTAGTGCAGCACTGTGTATGTCATCAATAGACATCTCACCGTGCATTGCACGCTTTACACATTTCTCAAGCAAAGGTTTAGTTGCGTGCCAGTACAAGTCAAAATGCTCCTTGGTTGAAAGGAGCAAAGGCTCAAAGTCACTGAGCGGTAATGGGTCATACCCTGCTGGCAAATCGCTCATGCTTTTTGGTATTTCTGTAAGAGTGAATCAAAGAACTCTTTACCTTTCATCTGTACCACATGAGCAGGAATCACATACTCACCGTGGGACACACGAATTGGGATGCTATCGCTTGTGCCAGTACCCGGGCCATGTACAGCACCGCCGTTCTTAGCGTTAGAGCCTACTTGAACCATACCGCCACCAGCCATACCCATTACAGGGTTGTTAGACATAGGAGGAGGTGTAGCACCTGCGCCGCCCATAGGAGCACCGCCACCACCCATTGATAAGCCACCAGCTTCGGCAGCACGAATGGCAAGAATCAAAACAAAGATAAGACCTTCATCGTACTGAGGAGACAAGTCTTGCTCAGTTGCCATACCTTGCTGGATAGCAAAGTTGCGGATGTATGGATACATATCAGGATTTTGCAAAGCAGTCATAGCCAACTGACCAGCTTTGTTCAGTTCTTCCTGAGTAATCTCACCTGTCTGAAGACCAGCCATAATGGCTTTTTGAATCTGTTGCACTTGTTGCGGTTGCTTACGCATGAAATCTTGAAGGTGCATCTCCAACATCTGTGGAGACATACGCTGTTGAGGGCCACCCGAAGCACGCATACCAGCAGGTTGAACTGGCATACCGTTCTGCCCTACCATACCGCCTTGAGCATACGTAGGTTGCATACGGAAATCCAATGTAGCGGCTTGAGGGTTTGTGGCATTTGTACCCCCAGCAAGTTCCGTGTTAGAGGAGATAGTTTGCTCATTCACTGTAGTCTGTGGAGTATTAGACCCTAGCAAACCTTGCAACGATTGTGGCAAATCCAAAGAAGTTGTAGGCGCAGGAAGTTCAGCACGGAATGAACCAATCCCCGCAGCAGGCGGAGGTTGCATTTGAGGTGCAGGAACTTGGCTAAGATTAACCGCCGCAGGCCCTGTAGGCTGTGGCATACCCGGTTGGGGTACTGACATCGGGCGTTGTTGAGCTATGGTTGGTGCAGGCATTTTTTATCCTTTCAATTGTGCAATGAGTACGTTAACGGTTGTCCGTAAGGTTGCGACGTCATTAGCAAGCAATTGGACATCCGTGATTAACTTGCCATAGTCGTCTAAATCTGGTACTCGTTGCCCGCTAATAGTATACCCGTTACCTGTTGCGGACACACGAGAAAATACTGGACTTGATACAGAATTTACGCGGACATCACCTTTGGTAACAGCTTGACTTTGTGTGTCTGCCTCACCACGTATGCCGCATAAGAGTTCAATGTCTTCCTTCATTGCATTTAGCAATGAGACCTGCCAGTCTGTAACTGTACCTGATGGTATAGAAGGGATAGCAGTGAAGCGTGCCATTACGCAGTCCTCAATCCATAAGGGGTTTCACCAATGTGGATAGCACGTACCCTAGCAGAACCAGAGACAGCCACCTCAAAAGTGTCAGTGCGATAGCCAGAGGGGAGTCGGAAAATGTTGCTATCCGACACAGTACCTTGGAACACCAGTTGTTTGTTTGCCCATATACGGAAGGTAATTGGGAGAGTACCAACCACTGCCTTCTTAGTACGGGTGAGGTTATCGGCATTGAACATGGTGGAGTTAAACGTACCGGAGTTTTCGATGCGGATACCCAAACTTGTTGTACGGTCAAATGGCCCACACAAAGTGCCAAGGCCTTTTAGGCATATGACTGTACCTGTGGTATCAGCCGTAGTTGTAACTGTTGAACCTACGCTTGCATAAGTAAACGTCGTGGTATTTACAACAGTTATGACAACTTGTTGTGCGTTGAATGTCGATGCTGTACCCCCTACAAAACCAGATATATCTACACGAGAACCAGTGACTAACCCATGCGCAGTAGCAGTCACAAGGGTAGCCACGTTAGAGGCACGGGCATAAGACGCAGTCTGTATAGGAGTTGAATAGTCTGTCCAAACCTGAGCGTTATAGGCTGGCACGCCAGCGTTATAAGCGGCAATTGCTTCAGCCTCGGCATCAGACGTTGCATAGTCAGCAATCACACGGGCTGCACCAATGTTCAAATAGTCTTTAGTCACAATGACTTTAGACTTCCACTCCATAGCACCAAGAGACTGGGTAGCCGCATCCCACTGGTATAGGTTACCTAAACTATCGGCAATATAGTAGAAGTTGTTTGTCTTAGAGTCATACCATGCGGCGTTCCATGTGTAGTTGATACTGACAAAGAAGCCGCCAATGCGGTCTTCACGTTCAAACATGAACGAGTTAGTGGAATGTGAACCGAAGTACTTACCATTAAAGAACTTACCAGCAAGAGTATCTGGGTCAAGTGTGCCATCCCAAGTATCCCAATCATGGACAAATTTAGTAATCAAGTCCATACCAGCGGAAGGACTGTACACAGCGATACCGCCGTAGGTAGCGTACGCTACGCCATAACCCATATTAACAATAGACCGCTTGGAAACACAAGGGTATAGAGTGTCGATGCGGGCAAACGCCATAGTCGCAGGGTTATTACCTGAAACTTGATATGGGTAGTTTGTCGTCATTACAAGAATGTAACCACCGACTGATGCAACACCCACAATGTTATATGGGAATGTTAGAGCGTACTTAACAGGCCAAGCCCAAGGCTTACCCGGCTCAGAAAAATATAGGGTATTCCCTGTGAAGCCAATTAAGATGTTGTTCTGTACAGACGTCAAACCCTGCAAGTCAGCAGGAGGTGCATCATACTCATCGGTAATCAGGATGTTAGTTAGGTTGCGGTAATCAAAGTCATCCGTAAATGAGTAACCGCCATCACCCCAATAACGTGCTGTCTTATCAATAGTCTCAGCAACATCGTGATACAACGTACCGCCAGTCTCAACTTTTAAAGCTACATCACTTGCAACCTGAGCAAAGGTAAAAGACATGTGGTCAATGACATCTAGCACTACGCCATTAGTGACGTTGAATGTAGAGTCAGTGCAACCACTGATTTTGACTCGGTCATCAATGGCTAGGTTATGGTGCGACGCAGTGGTCACAGTAACTACGTTAGCAAGGCGTTTAACCTTAGCCAGTGTAATAGGAAACCATAGAGTGCCAAGATTGTAATACTCAGTACCACCAGAAGAAGCTAGTGTGCGATAGAGTTTTACACCCGCAATAAAGTTACTTCCAGCAGGTTTAGCCGTTGGGATATTGGTAACAGTAACAGTCTGACCTTCCTTGATATATAAGTTCTCAGATGGTTCAGACGCAATGGATTCTTCTTTCCACGGTGTATACCATGTATATACATATGAACGTGGCACAGTATTACCAGCAAGAGACACCTTACCTGCGGCACTTGCAGTTGTAGTAACAATCTCACCGGGGCTGTAATAAGTGAAGGTAGTGGTATTAACTACAGTTACCTCAGCATTGGTCACGTTAAACGTAGCAACACTAGAGGTTGCAGTAGGTAGTCCACTTACTGTAACGATGTTGCCAGTCTTTAAACCGTGTGCAGTGCCCGTAATAATTGTTCCAGTATTACCTGCGTCACGGGCATACGATGCAGTAGTTGAAGCAGTAAACGAAGTTGCCGTGGTGGTTAGCTTGGTTTCCGGTAAAGGCAAACCAAGTTCATAGTAGTTATTGGGGTAGGGTTCACCCGTAGCAGTAGCTAGTGCATAGGTACTTACCTTAGGTACACCATCACCTGTGTAGTAAAAGCGTTGTTCCTCATCCACTGAATCGGATGGGGTTACTATGTCTACATCAGTAGCCCATGTAAGGTACTTTAAATCATCGGTAACAGGGTCATGCAGCCCATACAGAGTTTTGATTGTGCCTGTCCTACCGACATTATCTACTAGCAACGGCTGGCGGTAAGGAATCAAATCACCTGAGTACAACTTGACGTTAAACGCAAGCTGTCCTGCCGCATCTGGCAGCAACTCAGGAGAAATCTTAGGTGCTTCGCCTAAGAACTTGACAAGTTTTACCGCTGCCATTTATGCACCTTTAAGCGTGGAGTCCGGGCAAGTACACAGTCTTGCCGTTCTCTTTCACAGCCGTTAGAGTTTGTTTCTTCAAGTCCGATGGGTCATACGATACATGCACCCAACCACTGTCAGGAACGCCACGGGTGTAGAACTCAAGAATGACTTGGGTGAACGACATGTTTGCCGCAATCCACTCAGCCAGTTCATGGTTTGGTACACCCGGAATTTCAATATCTGCTGCCATGCCACGAGTATGGTCAGAAGGCTTAGCACCTTGCACACCACCAACCGCAGCATTAACTGCCAGTGAACGATAACCTGAGTTCACCTTAACACCCTTGCCGTAGTACTCACGAACAGGTTGCAATACTTTCTCAGCCAACAACGTGAGGTTTGCCGTTACTGTGGCATCAGGAGTGTTGTCAATGTTCTGACGTAGAGCAGTCTCGCTCTTAGTCAGTTCTTCAAGGGTGAAGTTTTTGGTTAAGTTCATTTCTTATCCTCATTCTTCTTCTGTTGCATATCCATAATCTTCTCTAATGTACGACCACCAAAATAGAAAGACATGATAAGCATACCCCATTGTCCAAGAAGTTGTACGTAAGTTTCATTGGTATTCATGCCAAATGCAGACATGAACGCAAAGATGAAATAGCCAGCAAGGATGGCAATCAAAGTCATTGGGCGAATGTTCTTGGATAGCCAAGAGTCAGACGCCATGTCAGCTTCTAACCGAGCAGTCAACTCGTGAGCCTCAGCTACGTCAGCGTTCATCTTCGCCAACTCGCCGTTCTGTTGCATTTCCAACAGTTTCAGTTTTGCTTGTTCTGCCTGAGCAGGGTCAGGAAAGACTTTATCAAGAATCTTTCCGCCAATATCTAGTAGTGCGCCGAGTGGAAACATTAGTGCAACTCCCTTAGTTTGTAGATGGTTGATAGGTACAGACCCACAATCTCATCAATCTGGTTCTGTATAGCAGTATCTTCTTTAGGTACAACTGAGTAACGGGTGTCTTCCAACCACTTCAAGTGGGTAATCAATGTCTCTAAGGGATTACCCGTAGCAGGTTCATCAATGATGGGGATAGCTTTAAGTTTGCCATTTCGACCCTGATACATCTCAACTAGGCTATCAGTCAACTCAAGAACACCATCATAAAAAGTGTTGAGGGTCATGTGCTCAGCAAAACTGGTAGTTGCCCAATGGTCTTTGTGCGCAATGTTGCGGCTAGTTAGGAGCAGCCCCACAAATCTTTCAATCATTTAATTCCCCAAGTTAAGTACCAAGCAATAGGTGTAGCAGCAATAAAACACCACCACATCAACCGACGTAGGGCTTTTACATCCCTACCAAATTCATCAAAGTTGTTTTTGTTTTCCTTCAACATCCGCTCTTTGATTGCAACAATCTTATCCCACTCTGCTTGCCCATGTTTCTTTATTACATCGGTTTTAAGCTGCATTTCTAAGTCATGAATCTGTTTCAACCTACGCCACTCATCAACAGCGTTCACAATGGTTGTATCACCTTGGACAACCTGCGCCTTACGCCGCATAGCGGCTCTGGCTTGGGCTTCACTGGTGGCAAAGTTATCAATATCCTTTACAAGAGCTTCGACTTCCTTACCAGCCTCTAACCCTTCACGGATACCTTTTACTGCCAGTCTTGCGCCTGCGGTAATTTCATTAGTCATGAGCTTCTGTTTTTTCCTTCTCTACCTTGTCCTTTTCAAACTGTTGTTGCATCCTATTAAGTTTTCGTATCGAGGTTTCCACCATAATACGTTGCTCCATAGTCTCCAAATAAATCCACGCACAAAACGGCAAGGCTAACAAAATGACAATCGCAAAAATGACTAGAACAACTATGAACGTCGTGTCATCGCTACTGTGATTAGAAGACCCCATATCTCTAGCACCATAATTAAAACTGCTGCAATATACAAAGCTCTACTTTGCCACTTGGCGATTAACAAACTACGTTTGTACTTTGCAATCGTTTCTTGCCGCTCCTCCTCTTTCCGTGCTGCCGCTTGCTCTATTCCAATTTGGGCACGCATCTGTTCAAAGCGTGTCCATAAATCTTTTAGTTCAGGAGGGGTTTGATAAATCATCATCTCCCGCATCTCAACATGCAATGACTCTAGTCTTGACCGAATCATTACTCGCTGCAACGCACGACGACTTGGTGAATCATTCCCCCTATAAACTTCTTTTGCCTTCTTTTCTTCCTCGTAGAACAAAGCCTCTACTTGGTCGACCATATCAAAGAAAGTACCAAGATGTTGTCCAAGTTCACCCAACACATCATTTGGGTCAGCCTTGGCAATTTCTTTGACGCGTTCCTTTTCCTTCTCGTACTGTGTTACCTGTGCTTTAGATAATTTCTTACCAGCAAACTGCCCATGTAAGTCATCCAGAATTTCCTGAACATTACCTGCTGCACTCTTAACATCTTTGTAAAGCTGACACCCCTTCTTTACCGCTGCAACAGCGGCATTAGCCATTGCCAATAAGGTAAGGGGGTCAATACCATCACCTCATCAGCACTTCTTGCCTTTGACCATGCCACCTTTGGCGTAGCCCATTGGTTTTTTAACCATGCCGCCCATGTTCATGCCTGAGTTTTTCATCATCTTTCCATCTGGCATTTTGTGCATACCTTTAGTCGATTCTTTGGACTCCACTTTCTTGGACTCCTTACTTTCGTGTTTCTTCATTGCACCTTTAGATGTGTAAGTTTCCTTACCTTCTTTAATCATTGCCATGTCAAATCCCTTTCATAAGAATAGTTACTACAATACCGCCCATGCCAACTATCAGCACACCAGCAGTTTTGATTAGAAGCATTTCCAAACGGTCAACCCGCTTGATAAATGTTTGGTATCTTTCAGCACAAACTGCCTCATGCGAGGTAAGTTGCACTTCAAGTTCGTGATTCGTCGCCATCTAGTACTGCCCCCGTTTGGTCGATAACTGTGATAACTTCTTCTTCCTCCGGCTCTGGTTCGACCACAAATACACAGCCTTCGGGTACTACTTCACACCTTGCCAAACTCCCGTTTGGGAACATGACAAGAGGTAATCTTCTACTGTCCATCGGTCACTAAGACCCAGTTGCCCGCAGCGTCATCCCATGAGTAGCGATTCTCAGCATCGCCGGGATATTGCGTTGGTGCTTCCCACAAGCATGAGGTCTCATTGAGAATCCACTTGCTATATGGTTTAGGTGGGATAAACGCATCGCGTCCAGCATCGTAGGTAAAGCCAATACCTGCATAGTTCTTACGCAGAGGCGTACCGCCGTTTGCATGAACACCACCATGAGTGTTATAGGATGTTTGAATCCACTCGCCGGGACTAGAGTCCACGAATGTGTCAAAGAATTCTTGTTCAGCAACGATGACTTGTGTCACGATGCCGTTTACAACTTTTGCAAAATGCGACATTTCTTTTTCTCCTTAAGATGTGAATGTGCTAGACGATGTGAATGTGTGGTATGTATAGCCATTAACTGTGGTAACAGTTCCGCCAGTAGCACGTTGCCCACCTGCATAACGCACAATTACAACGCCAGAACCACCATTACCGCCATCTATTGGGGTAACAGCATATCCTCCGCCACCGCCACCACCGCCTGTATTAGCAGTAGCATTTTGTCCAGCCCAACTATTTGAATTACCGCCGCCAGTGCCACCGCCACCAGTGCCACCGGGAGCAGGGGTTACGGGATACGCGTTATAAGTACCGCCACCGCCACCGCCTGCATATGTTGTTCCATCTACCCATGTGACACCAGCGCCACCAGAACCAGCGCCACCGCCACTAACGGCGTTTCCACCAACAGCACTCGCACCGCCGCCACCGCCGCCTGCATAGTAAGGTGGCCCCCAGTCGTTACCGCCAGCATTACCCTGCCCAGATGTACCTGACCCTCCTAGTCCTGAATACCCGCTATCAAAACCTGAACCGCCGCCGCCTGAACCACCACTATTACCCGGAGCATTTAAGCCATTGCGGTATCCAATAGAACAACCACCGCCTATAGCAGTATTGCTAAATCCAACTGAGTTACTTCCGTTTGTAAACCCAGTACTGGTTCGTCCTGTACCTTTTGCGCCACCAGCACCAACTGTTAAAGAAAAACTTGTGTTACCTGCAACAGTTGTAGACCCAGCAATATATCCACCGCCACCGCCACCGCCAGCTAAGTCAGACGCGCCACCGCCACCGCCAGCAACAATAAGGTACTCAATAAAATACGGACGCAAATAACTTGCGTCGCTTTTACCTTGTTGAGTATCTCTAAGTTTCCATATGGATGAAAGTCCCATTATGAAATCTCCTCGTAGGAACAAACGGCTGTAAGCCTACTAGCATTACTAGCAGTACAACGTAGTACATCACCTTCTTCAAGGTAAAGCGCTTTAGATACTACATCTAGCGACGCATCTGCGGGAACAGCAATTGTGTACGCAATAGGGTAAGCAGTTGACGAACGATAAAGGTCTATTGTAATGTCAGCAGAGTTTGTGCCATCAATGTTTGCTACATAGAGTGCATTGACTTTAAAGACTTTACCGCTACCAGCCGAGTTAGTAACAATTGCAGTTGCCGAAGTACCGACAGCTTGCACCGCCGTTTTGCCTGTAATGGTTGCTACGTTTACGATGTTTGGTGCTGCCATGATTTATCCTCCGAATACGATTGCCATTGCGATGGCTTTACCAGTCGTTGCTTTGTCTGCGAATTCGCTAAACATAACAGCGGTGGGCCTAAGTTCAAAACGGTCATTCGTACTGTACGCACGTGCGGTAGTACTATCTTGAGCACGCACAATAGTTAGAGTATCTGTACTACGTGCTGTGACCTTCACAATCTCAAGGTTGTTCGATGTATCAATCAGTGTGGCGTAGAAGTAGTCACTAGCTGTCAACGTAGGGAATCGAGCACCCTCACCGCTGTTAAGCACAAGCGTTGTCACACTGCTGTTGATACTAGCGTTCAGTGTTCCGTAGGCGTTGTTAGATATTTTTAATCCCATGATGCGCCCTTAGAAAGTAATTGTTCCAGAACCAGTAAAGGTATAAACATAGTTTCCACCTGTACTGGCAAAAGAATATGTACCTGTAGCTGTTGCAAGTTTCAAAGTATTTGCATAGGAAATTACAACAATACCTGAACCACCTGAGCCAGCTGCTCCACCAGCACAGCCACCAGCACCGCCACCTCCACCTCTGTTTGTAGTTCCAGAAACTCCATTTGCGCCATTGTTTCCTCCAGCACCACCTCCGCCAGAGCCTCCTGCATTTCCACTAGATTGGTCAGTACCGCCACCGCCACCGCCGCCTGCATAAGTTACGCTAGAACCAGAAATGCTTGACGCTAAACCAGCGCCACCAGCGCCAGCAGTTGAAGTTACTTGGTTTCCACCAACCGCTCCAGCGCCACCACCGCCACCACCACCGCCATAAGTAGCCGAGGCTATGTCTCCAGTTCCACCAGCATTTCCTTGTCCAGAAGTTCCAGAACCACCAGAAGCTGAAGTTCCATTTCCACCACCGCCACCGCCAGAGCCACCTGAATAACCAAGACCAGCAGGGCTATTTATGTTATTCGTACCCCCTGCACCCCCACCCTGTGCTGTGGTTGAAACAGCTGAAAAAGAAGAAGGAGAACCATTTGATGGAACAGTACTTGGACTAGCTGTTGCTGCACCTCCTGCTCCAACTGTAATGGTGTATGCAGTTGAAGAAGAAACTGCTTGAGTCCCAGAAAGCAATCCACCAGCACCGCCACCACCCGCTCCACCACGACTATTCCCAGAGACATTTCCTCCGGGGCCGCCGCCTGCAACTATCAAATAACTGACAGCAGAGGCACTAGTAACAGCAAACTGTACCCATGCTCCGTTCTGATATATTTCAGACTGAGATGTAGTGGTATTAAACCTCATCATTCCGTTATCAGGTGATGCTGGTCGTTGAGCAGTTGTACCATTAGGTAAATCAAAGTACCCAGTTGAGCTATTTACTTGGTCACTTACTTTATGTGGCTCAAGTGAAGTAATAGTCGTCGCATCAGCAAAAGTCTGTGCCGTAAGACGTAATTCGATGCGGTCACCTGTACTATACGCACGAGCCGTTGTTGACTCTTGCGCACGAGTTACAGTCAGTACGTCAGTTGAACGCGCAGTGACCTTGACAATCTCCAAGTTGTTGGAAACATCAATCAGAGTCGCGTAGAAATAGTCGCCTGCCGAAAGAGTAGGGAAGCGAGCACCCTGACCAGAGGTCACAGTGATGCTAGTAGCCGAACTAGCGATACTAGCGGCTAACGTAGCATTTGCGTTATTGGCTACTTTAATGCCCATTCCCAGACTCCTTAGTTAACAGTCACAGTCCAAGTAATTCCAAGCGTATCTGCTGCGCCCTTGTTAATCACTGAGAATACTGTGCGGCACAACATAGTGCCAGCAGAAGATGCGTTGAAAAGACCTGCTTCTGTCAATGCACCAGTGCCTGTACCCGCTGGGAACGAAGCAACATATGCAACAGAGTTGGTAGTCACAGTAGTTGAAGTCAACGTCACACGTGAACTAGCAACAGCAGCAACCAATGCTGTATCACCAACGGCAGCAGCAGTAGAGCTTGTGCCGACTTCCATATGGGTCATAGCGGTTGCAGTCGCATCCTTCATGCGTGAAGCGATGAAGCCTTTGCCTGCTGTTACCACTAGGTTTTTTACTTCTTCTTCCTGTTTGATGTTACCGTTTTCATCAGTCAGTACGAGCTTTAGATTACCCGTCATTTTGATTGCGTCATTAAACATTTCTCACTCCTTAGTTGAGTTGGTTAGAGTTGATGCCGTACCCGTTAAACGTGTATTCAGCAGACTCCGTGCGCATCGTATAGACGATACCAGCATTGGGGTCTACCGCAAGTACAAATTCACCGTTTACAAGGGGTTGATGCACCTGATGAGAGTTAATTGTACCCGGCACAGCGAAGTACGTAAACTTATCATCGGACATAAATGCAAAATCGTACAGTGGCGATGTTTGGCCTAAAAGTACAGTAAGCGATATGGAATCTCCCATAGTCGCTGAATCAGTAAGCACTTGAGCCATTGTGAACACAGGAGCATTATCAGATGCTGTTGCCGTATCAGAGTAGGCTGGGCTTATTAAGAATACGGGGGTTGTATCAGAAGCCGTAACAGTGTCTGTTGTAACTTTACCCGGAGATAAAGGAGCAGAATCAGATGCCGTTACTGCTTCAGAATAGGCTGAACTTACCAAGAACACAGGGGCAGAGTCGCTACTCGTAACACTATCAGTTTGAACTGTATTAGGGTTTAAAGCAACAGAATCAGATGCCGTTGCGCTATCAGACCTTGAAGTTGTGAACGTGATAGCCGTTGTATCTGCCACTGTGACAGGGTCTGGGTCAGCCGTTGCCGTGTTACGGTCATAGTCAACCATCTCGCTGAAATCTTTGTAGATTACATCGGTCATGGTGACTGAGTCTGTCAATACAGTCTGGACGGCAAAGGAGTTCACCGTGTCAGAAGCGGTCACTGTTTCACTAGGGTTTTTACCTATATCAAATAAATTCAGTGTATCTGCTGTAGTGACAGAGTCAGTCTTAGCAAGGTCAGGTTGTAGGGATGGAGAGTCTGTAGCTGTAACAGTCTCAGCAATATTGCCCTTGTCTACGTTGAGCGCTGCTGCTTCTACCATTGACACACTATCAGCAACAACTTTGGAGGCGTTAAACACTGGCGACGCGTCGGATGCTGTAGCGGTGTCCGTAAGGGCTTTACCAACATCTTTGGTGTTGACTGTGTCGGACGCAGTGACTGTATCAGTTGTTGTTTTGTTTTGCGCAAATATAGGTGCAGAGTCAGATGCAGTAGATGAATCAGTTAGGGTTTTCCCTATATCACGGTTTAATGTATCGGAAGCTGTAACTGGGTCTGGGTCAACGTCTGCGTCATTGCGGTCGTAGTCAACAACTTCAGTGACATCCTTGTAGACCACATCGTACATCGTGACCGAGTCGGTCAATACCTTAGTAGGAGCAAATGCAATCTGTTCAGTTGGTTCTACAGAATCTGTTGGGTCAACAATACCTTTACCAAAGTTTAAATACCGGAAGTCTGACATGATGACTGTCTGTTCTTCCAAGTACTCCATTGGGACAACAAACGCCGTAGCGTTGATGCCTAGTCCAGACTGACGAACAGATGCAGTAATCGAGTGTCCAGCGGCGGCAACAGTCATCACCACGGTTGACACAGCAACCGCAAGGATAGTTGTCGTAACTGCTGAGACTCTGATTCTCATTAGAATTTGTCCCTTACTGTAAAGCGCAGTGTGTCATAAACACTCTGGTCATCACCGTTAAAGTTGACAACAATCTGCCCCTCATACATGCCGGGGTCTACATTAAGCACGCCACCAGAAAAGCCAAATTGCACTTGTCCAGTAGTACCGCCGCTCAATTTTGAACAAGAAATTGTTGAAAGTAGCGTTGTAGTACCTGCTTTGCGGAACTTAACGGAGACCACTGTTGTCGACAAAGACAAGTCAATAGGCTGACCAGTAAGGTCATCCGTCAGCGTCACAACGATAAGCGGCTTGTCGTCGCCTGCTGTTAATCGGATAACGTCTGTTGCCATAATGTCCTCACGCGAATGGGCGTTGTCTTACGAACACTGAGGCACGACCTGCACCAATGTTCGAGCGAGCACGACGCTCTGTTGTTTTTGATATGAACTGCTTGGCATGGTAAGTGGCTAACTCTCGGTCAGTCCAATTCTTGTTAGGCAGAACCAGTAGATACTGCAACGCGCCGTGCATGATGACGTTCTCTAGGTCGTCAAACACAGTCTTGTCCATCCCTGAGGCAGAGCGCAAAGGCTTCAACGCTACGACCATATTCAGGTCATACGTATGAAGGGCATCAGGAATAGGCGCAACAGATAGATTGTCAGGGTCTAACTGGAATATGAATCGTGGGTCAGACTGTTTAGTCGGGTCAAGATTAGGCCAGTCGGGGTAACGTCTGTGAATATCTTCTAGTGTGACTGGCTGTATCTGCTGACCATTTACTGACGCAGTCAAGAACGCATGAACCTCAGTTTGTGCTGGGTTGTCATACTGATACTCATAGACCCCGGGGGTCAAGCGAATTGGAAACTGCTGATAGCGCCATGCAAGAGTCTTCTCGCACGACTCAATCGCAGAGTCACGAATGTATTGTTCAATCACGGGCTGCGGACATCCCGGCACACTTGGCAAAAGCCGTTGAGCTAGTGAGAGGAATGTACGTGTCGCCATTAGATTACCTGTTCTTTAGGTAACCCAGATTCTTCAGTATCAGTCAAGGTACGAGACTGTGCGCTGACACCGAGAGCTTGGGTAAATGTTTGTTGGAACAACTGAGCACGATTAGAGTTCACATGCTCGTTGTCAATAGTCTCCGCCAGATACACAGTACCGTCAAGAACAACGGGGAAGTACGCATCAGAGAGCAATGCCACATCCTCATCTGCCGTGTAGTCACGGGGGGCTTGGGCATACTCTGCAACCAAAGATTGCCCTGCGGGGGCTTTAGGGTAAATAAAATACTTAGACTGATTACGAGTGTGTCGCATCCAGTTGACTGTTGGGCCAGCGGTAACATTCATCCAGCCGGGGTATGTCTCATCAAGAGACTCACGGCTTGCTTCAGTAATAGCATCTCCACCATTAACTTGGAAAATCTCCATGATGCGGATGCCGTCTGAAGGGATTGACTGGATGTTTGTACCAGCAGTGGTCGCAATAGTCGTCAGATAAGCAAAGAGGTCAGGACGCAGTACAGACATGCGTTTAAGCGCCTGATTAGCAAAGCCCAATAGCACCGTGTCGCTGTAACGATACGGCACTGTGTTGTCTTGCAGTAGGCGTCGAGCCTCAGTGATTACTGACGAGAGTTTCATTCGGGTAAACCCCTAGATGCTTCGATGTTGAGTTCTTCGTTAACCGTTTCAGGTTCTACAGGAATATCCTCAGTCTCTAACGCTAAACCAGACTTGCGACCCTTTTGTTTCTTAGGGATGAACTTCTCTGGGAAAGCTTCTTCCTCAGTTACTTCCTCACACAGAATGTTCTCTGCAAGGATTTCGTTCCAGTGGTAAATCGTACCATCGCGTCGGTTACGTAAAAAGCGTTCTGACATGTGTATCTCCTATCTATACTTGCTAGTTTTAGCCGCTATTTTAGCTGGCTGTTTTACAAATTGTTGACCTTTTGCCTTGCCTTGCTGCTTTGCTTTCGTTGTAGCAGCATACTCTGCGGGGGTTAACGCCTTTATTGCAGCTTCAGGTAGATACCGTTCTCCGGTTTTACTTGAAGGTTTACCACTCTTGGTACGCCATTTCTGGTCACCCCAATCCTTAAGAGACTTTTGTGGGGCTTTCAATCTTTATACCCTCCGCCAGCAGCCTTATATTTCTTTGCAACAAGTTGCGCTTTACGCGCTGACCACTGACCTGCACCTGTACCTTGCGTTGCAGCCGCTTTTACTTGCGACACAATCCGCTTACGCACTTCAGGTTTTGTGTAGTTACCTGCGGCATTTACGGTTGACTTGGTTTTAGGTTTAGTAGCCATTAACATTTCCACCTTGCAAGCGCCGCCGCCTTACGTGTTGGTTTTCCCTTTTCGTCCTTCATAGGCCCGGGCATACCAGACATACGAGCACAAAACGAATCTTTGCGTTTACCACCTTCAGGTTGTGGGGCTTTTAAATTTGAGCCTGTTGCTGCATTGTACTTAGCACGACCTTTAGCAGTCAGCCCAGCACCCTGTGATACAGGTAACTTCTCACCACGGCCTACGGATAGATTAACACCCTTTTTCGTAGCCATGTTACGCCTTCGAGTAGAACACCGTAATCTTTGAACTTGTAGCCAAAGTTACATGCAAATCTGTTTCAAATAATATACCTGCGCCGGGAATCGGCATTGTTACAGGGTTGTTTGTATTAGCAGGCACATTAAACTGGGCAACCACTGCACCAGATGCACCGCCATCACGGAGAATAATATCTCCGGCTGTACCGCCAGATAAGAAAATCATGCTTTGTAGATAACCTCTACCAGTGACTAACGTACCTGTTGCTTCTAAATGCGCTGATTTAACGCCATTTGGGTCTGCCATTTTAATCTCCAAAAAAGGAGGGGGGCAAGCCCCCCATCCTCAGTTACTTAAGACACATCTGTCAAAGTTGCAAAGATACGCACAACAGCAGCCGCTGGTACAGCAGTACCAAGGGTAATGTCGATAGTGTCAGCGCTTGAGTACAACTTGCCACCACTCAAAGTAGGAGCAAATGCACCAGATGTCAAAGTTGGAACACCGCCAGAAACGCCAGTGGCGTTAGCTGAAGTTGCAGCAAGATAGCCAGCGGCGGCAGAACCGTCACCAATAGCAATCGTGCTGGTCACACCAGCGGCAGTGGTTACTTCCATACCTACTTGAGAGATGATGCTCTTAGCAGGAACTGGCAGTACTTCCATCACATCACTAGCAGCCAGTGCAGTTGCACCCGCAGCCAAACGAGCAGCAATGATTTTTGGAAAGTCCAAAGTTACCTCAATGCGTGAAGTCTTATTAAGACCACGAGCAAGAGGGGCGGCGCTTCCTTTTTGGAAGCCGTACGAGTCGGTATATGTAGCCATTTTATTTCTCCAATGTTAAAAAGTTAAGCAAGGGTCACAACGCCTTGAGCCAAGGCTTCAGGTTTTACAACCTTATAACCATAAACTTGCAAGCCACGAATAACGTTGCCGAAAGTAGACTCAGAACGGATAGTTTCCATGTTGGTCATTTGTGAGGCAAAAGTGAAGCCCATTTTGTGACCAGCAATGATGCTGAACTTGCTGCTAGTAACACTCAAGTTGTGGCTCATATACACAGTGAAGCGGTCAATCATGCCCAACTGTCCGTTGCGCAAAATAGACACGTTATCACCAGTAACCAACGCACTCTTGAAGTCAGACTTTTTAATCATGCCTGCCATTTTGGCTGGAATCACGATAAAACGGTCACTCTCAGGAGCATTAGCTTCGTCCAACACAGTACCTATATCAACGATATATTCCAAGACGTTAGTCTTAGTAATCGCAAACGGAGAACCAGTAGTACCGAGGTCAATGTTAGCAGTGATACGACCAGCAGAGCTACCTTTATTCAAAGAAGAAATGTCTGGCAGGATGTCAGTCAACACGCGTTGGTCAATCTTAATCTTCATACGCTCAGAAGCGTCTTTAGACCAAGTGTCCATCAAGTTGATGTCTGCTTGAACTTTGTCCACATCGTCCTCAACGCAAGCGAAGTACTCGCCCTTGTCGATGACCAATTGGAGCTTTTCCTTATCAGGATTCTCAACGGCAAGAGTCTGACCCTTGACGTAAGTCTTGATAGTGATGGTTGGGGTAGTACGGATATTGACCGTGTCACCCATGTTGCGAATTTCACCTTCGTAATTTGTATTAGAGATTGCGCTCAATACAGTTGCGTCGTAGAAATTCTCGATAAGTTTGCCCGACCAAATCTCGGGGATGAAATTGCCGCTGTAGTTCGTGCGGCCTGATGCGACGGGATAGCCCATGATAAAACTCCTCTAATCAAGCGTTAACAATTATGCGATTTTCGCGTTGTGCTGCAAAAATATCGCGTTCGGTTCGGTCACGCTCTGCCTCGCGCCCTTTGTACTTACCCTGACGAACATCGTTGAAAAAGGTTTTGATGTCATCAGGACTGTAACTCTTGGCGTTTGAGTTGGAAGGAGCACCAGTATTACGGGAACGTCCCGGTGTAACTTGTCTCTCCAACTCGGAAGCAGTCGCTCTCCGATTGGTGTCTTGAGCAACATTAGCTTGTCCAGTTAACTCCATCCATGAACGGAAGAAATTAGCCACACGGCGCACATCGGTATTGCGTTGGGCATCTTCTAGAATAGTTTGACGGCTAATACCAGTCAGCGGGTCAATCTCCAATAGCCATGACTGGAAGTCAGGGGCATTGTTAATGTCTCGCCAATTAGGAATATAGGAAGTCAACTCAGTCCAGAATTGCTGTTCAGTGTTCACAGCTTGACGTTGTGTCAGGTTATTTACCTGAGGTACGACGTTAATCTGTAACTGCTGAATTAGTCTATCTAACTGTGCCATCTTTTGCGCGACTGGGATGAGTTCTTCGCGGGTCACACGACGCATAACGTCAAGCGACTCACCATACTCCTCTTGGTCTCTGTCCGTAATCAATGGGTCACTTGTGACCTCAGCGTTACGGGGTGCATTGGATTGCGCAGATAAAGTAGCCAGCAATTGCTCCATCTGCTGTACTCTGCCTGAAAGCTCTTTGTTCTGCGAGTGCAGGCGCGGAACTTCGGCGTTATACATACCTTGAAGTGTGCGGTATTTTTGGCTCAATACCTCGTCTGAATTTCTATCATCTGTCGTTTGCTCATTGCCAGATGACGGAGTAGCTACGTTCTGTACAGTGTTCTCGTCGGCAGCAGGAGAATTGAAAGCGTCATCACTGGACATAGTAGTATTGCCATCGGCGGGTGTTCCCTCGCCATTGTTACTATCGCCATTGATTTGCTTGTACAACTCTTGTACAGCCTCGGTCTGTTTACGAATTTGCTCTGGAAGTGCCATGATAAAACGCTCCTATCGGTGTGCGTGGATTAGACGGCGAGTCATTCTGACTTTGCCGCTAGTTCAGGGGACTCTTTAACGAGCTTGTATAGCTCGTTCAAAACTTGGCATCGCCCCTGCATCAATGCCGCGTTGTTTATTGCGCTCGGAAGTTGTTCAAGTTCTCGCATACGCCAAGACTCCAAATACTCCAGAATCTCTGGGTACTGGCGACTGGTGATGGCGAAAGCCTTCACGACTTTTGGGTCGGGCCGAATCATGCGGCTGCTCCCGAGACACGGTTACTGACTGTGTTGCCTTCCATTCCACCTTTGGGAGAACCGTCTGGCTGGGTTGGCGCAGGTTGTTGCGCCTGCTGAGCTTGTTGCGCAGCTTGTGCGCGAGCAGCAACAGCACCCATGACAGTGGCTTTTTCCCGAGATGGAATGATGTCATCCACAGGCATTTGCAACCCTTTAGCGATTTCACGAAGAATCGCTGCCCTGCCATCCTTGCCGACAATTTCCATGTCGATTTGGTTGGCGGTTGCGTTGAGGAACTCGATGCGGCGCACGTTGACAGTCTCTTTAACTGCCAAGTTAACTGCGCCTCGGGCGAGAACTTGTGCATCGCCCTTAATTGATTCATCCTCGTCGTAGCGCATGTTGTACACAAACTGACGTTGTACAACTGGCTTAATCACATCAGAGTCGATATGACCTACGACTTGGCGTATACCTTTACCTGCTGCGCCCATCAACATAGATAGGCCAGAGGATGTGCGTCCAGCGCCCTGTACATTCAGGTCGCCATACATGTAAGCTGGGATGCCTGAGTGGTCATCAGCCAGCTTACTAAATTTATCGTACACAGCCATAAGTGTATTTGCATTATCCTCAGGCTGAGTAAAGCGTACTGCGGGTGCGCTTGAACCAACAGGGTCGTTCATGACCTGCCAAATCTTCCAAGGGTGCATCGCTGTGATGTCCTCGTTTGGCGGGATACGTTCTAGGTTTACCTCGACCTGTGGGCCTGAGGCAATACCCATGTTGTTGACTAAAGCCCGAGCCGACGCATTACAGACGCTTTGAACGTCTTCAATGATTTCAGGAATTCCTTTACCCCAGAAAGCACCCGGGCACTTAATGAATGAAGTTTTTGCATAAGGTTTTTGTCCTAGTGGGTCATAGTTAAGTACAGCCTTGATGACCATATTTCCAACCAGCCACACATTAGCGTCGTACTCTCTTGCTTCGTCTTCGATTCCAGCTTCATCAATACCCCAATCAAGGAGCATCTTGCCTGAAACTTTGCCCCAGAACTCAAGTGCATCGAACACTTCAGTTGGGCGCATGTACGAGTAGAACTTGCGCTCTTGCTCGTCTTTAAGTAGTTTGATGTCCTGACCAATCCATGAGGAGTTGTTGCCATCCTCAAGGGCGCGACGAATAGCATCGTCATCGTAGCCGGGCACACCAATCAAATCCGCCAAGTCCATACGGGTTAGCGGGTGATGTTCAAAAATGTATCCTTCTTCGATACGGGAGATACCCGGCTCGGGATAGATGCGGAATGGGTCAACGCGCTCGTACTCAGGAGCGAGTCTTTCAATTGGCTCAGCTATGGTCTTACCACTTGCATCAGTCTTCCAACCTAACGAACGTTGACGACGTACGATTGGGCCTTTGATAAATGCAGAAGGGTAAGTAACTAAGTCAGTAACGAAGTCGTTGAACGATTCCGCCCAGCCGCCTTGAGCAAACTGGTCGCTAATCTTCATCTTCATTTTGTCAGCACGGTTTTGTGCGTCTTGCAAAATTTTGAAGCGATAGTCTTGGGAGACCATTTCTTTAATCTCTGCCATCTGGTCAGCAGAAGGAGCACTACCACTCTCTTGCAACATCTTCAATACTTCATTTGCAAAAGTATCTTGGATGGCCTTAGTGTCGTTAGGAGACAGGTCAGGAATCGGAGTAGGGACAATGTCCCAAGGTGGAGTACCGTTATCCAGCAAGATGTCTCGCAACCATGACTCGGCTGCACGACACTTTACTTCAGTCACCATCATGTAGATATGTGAACCGCCGTGTTCTTGAATTTGTTGTAACTTGTCAGCTTCGTATTGACCATTACGTTGACGTAAGGCCATGAGCATCTTCTGCTCGATAGGGCGCTTGGCTTGCTTTGCTACATCCCAGCACTCACGCAGATACGCCGCAAGACCCAACATCAAAGGTTGTGCTTGACGCTCTGCTAATGCCTTAGCCGTAGCAGATTCTTCCTCTTGCTTTGCAAGTTCGGCATTACTGACGACACGTAGGAAGTTAAGACCAGCCATTTAATTACCCTTAGCGAGAGTTAATGCCACGAAGTGTACGAAGAACCATACCTACTGGTTCACGGTGAAGCGCTTTGTTAAACAGCGTAGCCTTCTCGTTCTTACTATAGCCGATGGTGTTTTCTCTTGACGAGGTGGACATCTTCGGATTAGTAGAGGTAATCTTAAAAGGCTTTGTCGCGTTCTTACCAAGTTTCATTTTAGTTTCCCCGCACTTGCGTTCATCTTTGGATTAGTAGAAGTAATCGCGTAAGGCTTGCCGCCTTCAGCATGTGTGCATGAAGTAACCATACCACCTTTAGCGTAGCCGACAGCAGGATTATGTGGCTTATCTTTAGCCATCACAGGATTGGTAGAGTGCATGTGGTCTCCATTACCCATCATCCGTTTGTTATCGGGAACTACCTTGTTCTTCTGAATCGCACCGTGTGACATATTGGCCTCCTGCCTACTAGATATTGTAGGGTGGTTATAGCAACAAGTATACAGGTAGTCAAAGAAAAAAAGAACCCCGGAGTTTCCTCGCGGGGTACAAGGGCGTGAAGGAGATTCTCGCCGGGTGACAACTGCTGCAAGCAGTACGGCAAGTATATCATGTCCAGCCAGCGGCGGAAACCCCCTTGACTTCCTTTCTTCGGGCTAAAAGATGCCCCTCACCACCTGCGGTGATGTGAAGCATAAGGTATTGTAGTGCTTCAGCAACGTGACTATGTTTATTTTTATCAATGTCGCCATCGCCTTTGGGCTTGTAACGATACCCACCCATCATCGCCGCCTTAAGCTGCGTACATTCTGGGCTAACAATAAAGGCCGGGTCACCGTCCACCTGACGCATCAGGAACTCATCGACCGCATTGATGCGAGCCGAGACATTATTTGTTTTGGCAGGGATTACCCTTAAACCCTCAGCCTTAATAATGTCTACTGCACTGCGCTCGTCAGTCTGCGCCCGCTGTATACCTGCTGGGTCAACTACTACGAGGACGGGAGAGCCGGGGAACTTCTCAAATAGCATGGGCTTTAGCATCGTACGTACGAAGCGCTGTATACCCATGTCAAACGATACACACTCGCCAAGTATTACCGCCCTACCACGAGCATCATGTTGCCCAATGACGGCAGCGGGGGTAAGCCCCAAGTCCATCCCGATAACAATGGGTCGAACCCCATTATTGATATAGCGTAGCTTCTGCTTAGCCATATGGTAGTCCGCCCTGAAATACTTATAGACTGGCATACCAGCCGAGGACAGCCCGTACTCGCCGTCAATGTATACGCGGATGTATTCTTCTGACCGACCCTGTGTATCGTAGTATCCGTCGGGTAGGTTCTCGATGTTCTCTGCAAAAGTCGAGCGACCTGACGGTTGCTTGAAGACATCCCAGCCGTTGTTATTGGGAGATACGCCATCTTTAGGGTCTAAGCCTTCCATCTGGTAATACCACCAAGTGTCCATCGTCGGGGGGTTGGTGTCGCCCCACATCCCAAACCATGTCGGGCCACCGTCTTTAGAAGACGGATAACGCCCGATACGTTTAGACAT